GTACACTTTCAAACGGCTTGGCGTAACGAGTTTTCATTACTTTGCAAGCAGAACGAATACCTCTTACATCGCTGATCTTGTTACCATCTTCGTCTTCTTTTAGCTTTAGTTTACGCATAGCTACTACGATAGAGCTAGCGTAAATGAAGCCTTGGCCACCTGAAATTTTATCATCAGGGTCAAACATGTCTTGACTCGCATAGGTATGATTTGTTGCAACCAATCCTACATTTTGTGATCCAAACATGTTAACACAGTTACGAACAAGTGCAGTCAGTGCTTTGGGCTTACGACCCATGTCACCTTTCATATCACCTGCTTCAAACTGATTTACGTCAGTTGGAGTTAGTAACATACCTAATGAGTCGATGATAAAAAGCACTTTGGGCTTGTCTTCTGGTGCAAGTGTTTTATATGACTTCATGAATTCTGCAATAGTTTTAGCTACGTCATCAATCATGGCCATATTCAGTTTTAACAGTTTGTTTTCACTAGTGTCTACACCCAGCGCATGTAGCCAAGATTCGTCTAGTGCGTTTTCACTGTCGATTAGTACAACATAAATACCCTGTTCTTGTGCGTGACGTACTAAGTTACCAGAACAGATATAAGATTTACCTGATCCAGATTCACCTGCGAACACTGTAACTTTACCTAGCGGTACACCTTTATTAAAGTCGCTAGATATCAAATAGTTTAAAGCATAGTTTCCTGTGCTGACCCAATCAGTGGGGTCGTTGAAACCAATGCTTAAACCATCAATAGATTTTGTAATGTCTTTTCTAAATTTAGAAAGATCAAATGGTTTTGTCATGTATTCTCCTATCAAATATTAACTATTTTAGCTGGCTTTTTATCTGTGTCAAGCAATTCAGGACAAGATTCAGCTATTTTGTCTATCTCCACATCATGTGGGTAATGTTTTAATGCTATACGTGCCCTATCCCTAACTGCGCTAGGAACTCTAGGAGTTTTTCCAGGGTCACATAACTCTTCCAACAGTCTTGCGGTTTGTTTGAGGGCACGGAGCCTTTCATTGGGCATAGTCATAATAATTTACTCTTATATAAAAGAAAGTGGGGATTGCTCCCCACTAGTTTATGCTGGCTTATTTTGTCTTGAGCGAATTGCTGCCAAGATATCTTGTGCCTTGTCGCTTGTTACTTGCTTTGGAACAACGATAGGATCCGGTTCAAACGGAACGTCATCATCGTCGGTAGCAACAGCGGCTGTCTTAGGTGCTGAAGTTACTGCTGGTTGAGCAGTTGAGCTAGAAGAACTTGCAGGAGCTTCTACGCCATATGGTCTGAAGTAATTGCCCCAACGCTCGTTGTCGAAAGGAAGACCATCGACTGAAGCTTCGAACATTTCTTTCATGATTGCTATTTCAGCTTGTGTAGGCTTCTTAGGCAAGAACTCTGCCAAGTTGAACAAGCCATGTGCGTCAATAGCTGCTTGTTCTGCTTCTGTAAGAGCAGTTTCTTTACGTGCCCAGTTACTGGTAGAGTAATCTGCGTAACCACCTTTTGAAGTCTTGCGAATGATAAAGTCAAGACCGCGAGTAGCGTGAGTTGGCAGTTCTTCCATTTCAGGATCCATCAAACCAGTTTTGATGATTGGGATCAACTGAGGAGAAATAGTAAATCTACGAATAGGATTCGCAGGTGTAGTGTCTTCGCCGATAGGGTTTTGACGAACGAAACCTTGGAAAATATAACTGCGCTTTTTCCAGTACTTGTTGGCCATTTCTTTTAAAGATTCGTCTTTGTACCAAGGGCGAACTTCTGCTAGAATAGGGCAAGATTCACCGTACATTTCCATACATGGAATGTTCACGGTAACTTGTTTTGAAGTAGGATCACCTTTTACGCCATTAAATGGAAGTTTAATGATTTGCTTTTCTACCCAGAAAAACTCGTTTTTGCTATCGCCGTCAGGCAAGAAACGGATAGTAGCAGTAGTGCCTTCTTCCATATTCCAGTGAGGGTAAATTGCGTTATCGGATGTGCCAGATGATTTGTTGTTTGACTTGTTTTCTTGTGCTCGTATACGAGCACGGATTTCTGCTAATGATGCCATGAGTTGGTCTCCTTTAATATACCTTAAGATGGTCTTAGTTTTGTTTTTCGTTAGATACCTTTATCTAACTAACAGATACAATATTACTTCTTGTCGGTGTATCTGTCAATAATTATTTATCCCAGATAAAGGAAACCCTACAATAAAGTAGGGTTTTTGAACAACCAGTTTACCCATTTATTTGAGCAATCGTTTAATATCTTCTAGATCATCTTTACTTTCGTTAGCACCAACCAATTTACCAACTGCGCCTTCTTTGCCTACTTTTTCAGTTGGTCCAAGTTGTCCTGCGCGTTTTTGATCAGCATCCAAACCTTCTTCAACTTCACAACCGCTTTCTGTTACACTGTGCTTAACAGCATATTTCAATTCTGCTAATGCTTCTTCCTCAGTGTCAAATCCAGCAGCATCGTAACTGCCGTCATAAAGCTTAACATAATACTGACCATTGCCTGGGCTGGCTTCTGTGTCGATACCAATTTCACCAACTGGCTTACCACCTTTCTTCACAACACGTATTGTTTTGTCGCCTGTATGGCGCATAACGTCTGGGTAGGCTTCTGGAGTACCTTGCGGGTTGGATGATTGTAGCCCGTCACCTTCAGCAATCTGATTAGCCCACTCTTCTAACTCTTTAATTTCCTTCACAGGTTTCTCCTTTTTGTGTAGTCTAGAAAGAATTGGCATCACCGACTCAATTCTCGGGTCTACGGTTTCTTGTACGAACAGTTCATTAATCGTGCTATCACTGTTCGCCACTATACTTTTTAACCATTCACGGTCATCAGACCTATTCAATTCATCAGCAAAATTAATGATTTCCTTTTTCACAACGTTAATATTAGGGTTCTTGATTATATCCCTTAACCACGATGCATAATGAGGATCATTACCAGTATCTGAGTTATCCAAGAAATCATTTATTTTACTAACAAGATCACTGCTAGTACCATCTTCCATCAGAGCAGGAGTCCACGATTCAAAATACTGATTGTACCCTCTATGACCGCGTAACTTGCCTAGTGTTTCACGCAATGATTGGTAATGATTGATACCTTCACTTACTAATTGCTGTGCTGATTCATTAAACTGTTTGTTCTTTGTAGCGCGAACAAACCCAGCCATTTTGCTGTATTCTTCGCATAGTGATTTAATATGATTCCAACGTTCGTCATTTGGCACACCGCCCTCAGCTAAATGTCTAGCATATATTTGGGCAATACCTGGACGAGTAGTTGGAGCTAAAAATCTTTCACCTAGTTGATTTTCTAAAAAGATTTTAGCAACGTTTCTATAACGCTGTTCGCCTTCTTCTATCTTACGATTGTGTTGTAAAATGATTTTAACAGCAGGTATGTTGTCATTATAACTTGCTTTGTTACCCATAGCATGATAACCTTCTTCAACTTTTTTCTTAGATTTTCTGTTAGGGTTATTATACAGTGCCCAACTTCCCCAACTTATATGGGGTTCTCCAGCAACATCTTGTTGTTTAACATATTCATCATATTTCTTTCTCAATTCTTTATTGTTCATAGGATGATCTTTTTCTTCTTGGTCCCAGTCGCGACCTTCACCCAACTTTTCTTTTTTCTCTGCATATTGACGGCGAGCCATATCGTATTTCAACCTCTCGGTGTTCTTTAAATTGAATTGTTGTTGTTTTCTCATTGCCCATTTTTTTATTAGTCTTAAAAAGTTTTTCCAAGACTTGTCATTACCATCACCAGTTGACTCACTGTAGTAAATATTGATACCAGTTTCAGTATTAATAGTAATACGCACTTGTTCGTCTTCTGTTCCCGGCTTCTTGAATCGAATCAAAGCGGCTTCATCAGGAGTTTGCAACTCACTGCCTTCTGTATCAAAGGCTTTTGGTTCATATCCGTTCGATTGAAGTAATTCAAACATTTCGCGGTTTAATGTTTCTATATTGTTAGCCATAGTTTATTTCCAATTATATTATATTTATCTTGTTTGGTTAACTTATTACTGCAAAGAACGGCAGTGGTTGAACTATTTCATCGTGATCTCTTAGTTGGGACTCAAGATCATAATGATAATCTCCCAATTGTTGCAACATTCTAACTATCAACAACGACGCCATAACCAAATCGTCTGTGTCGCCTATTTTAGCTTGATAGCTGCCACCGTTTGCTATAAAAGACTTTAATTCAGAAATTAAAGAACGACTGTTTATAGTCATCTTTTTACTTTCTACTAAAGTTTTAAACTTTGCACAAGCTGCTAACTTAACTTTATGTGTAGTGTTAAATCCTTTACGCTTCTTTCCTGGTTCACTTAAGAATATTCCTGGAATATTAGATTCACCGTATTCGTTTAGTGATACTAGAGCAGCTTCACCAATCGAGTTATTTTCGATAGAGTAATAGATGTTGTTGGGTTCGTTAGTTATATCTGCAATGTGTTTGTTTATTTGTGCCAATAGTTTTACTTGGCTAGGAATATCTGTTTTATTGTGTTTCCACTCGCCTATTTGTTTTGTAGTATTGGCTTCATATATTTGTATTGCTGCCGGATCACCACCTGTGCCTAATGATGGGTCTAATCCAACTACATAAATATTACCTTTCTTGGGTTGATCATACCAACGAACTTGTCCCATTCTGCTAACGGGTTCTATACCCGATAGTTCGATAAGTGTACTAGGATTGATAAGAGTTTCGTCAGCGATCAAGAACTCCAAATCCATTTCACGACGGAAACGATCATCACCTAACTGCGATCTCATTTTGTCAGCCCAGTTTTGATCACGTTCTGGGTGTCTGCGCCAATCTGCTCTATATGCTTTAAATCCGTTTACGCCCACATCTGTTTGATTGCCATATGCGTCTTCACATTTGTTAGCCCCTTTCCAAATTAACGCAAACTGATCTTCGTCACTGTTAGGGGTAGATGTAATAATAGCCTTACCACCTGTTGCTAGTGTTGGTGTAATAGAAGTCCAAAACAGTTCTGCGATTGATGGTCTTACGAAAGCAAACTCGTCAAGATATAAAAGTGTGATAGACATACCACGACCTGTGTTTTCAGTTGTAGTTGCTGAAACGATACGTGATCCATTTTCAAAGTCAAGCGAGCCTTTGTTATAAGTAGTTACACCGGCTTTGATGTGCAATGGACAGTTTTCATAAGCATATCTAATACGCTGCATGATTTCTTGGGCGCCCGCATACTTGTGTGCTGCAATCAAGATAGTAGAGTCAGGCACAAACATCGCATACCATAACAAGTATCCAGCAGCAGTAGTAGTTTTACCTAACTGTCTTGACAATAAGTTTACAGAATATCTGTAGTTGTGGTAATTTTCTGCTAGCTCTATTTGATAGTCCCATGGCTTATACAACATGCTGCCTTTAGTAGGATGCTGAATATAGAAAAAGTTACGCATGAAATATGCATAACCTGTTTTAGGATCACAACAGGCTATAAAGTCATCAAGTTCTTGCTCAGTAGCAAAATGTGTTTTTGTATAAGGGTCTTTAATAAAAGTTTGTTGATTTTTCATAATATATGTATTTATTACTAAATCAACAAACTATTAACTTATTTCTTGCCACTCTATACTTGCGTAAATGTCTTGGTTAGTACCGGTTGTTGCCATAGTAATAACATACTCATAAGCAACACCAGTAAATGGTTGTCTTTCAAGTTGATACTCAAATTCAAATCCTTGTTGTATAGGTGCTCCGCTACTTTGATTTGTGCTATTCAAGAAAGACTGTTCTGCAATATCACCGCTCGACAGCGTAGTGGGTGCTAAGTTATATTCTACCGAACTATCAACGGCTGCATTAGCCCAAGTACCTCCTGTTGTCACTGCCTTCTTATATATACGGTATTGAAATAAACTTTGTGCTACGGGGACTATTGTGTAGTTTATAGGTACAACTACAGCATTTAAATTAGTGCTTTTTAATCTAATAGCAATGACAGGTTTAAAGCTCTGATCATTAGGTAATGTTACCGGAGTACCAATAACATGTGATGCTGCTCTTGGATTTCCTGAACCCGATAGCTGGAATCCACCTTCACTAATAACTGAACTACAAATCTGTGTCATCATGCTATTGCCGCTAGTCACACCAGTATTAGTGATTTCATATCTGATGGGTAGTGTAGCTGTAGTCATGTAAACTTTAGTATTTCCAACTTGGTTTGCGTGATTAAATTGATGACAAATTATATAAGCACCATTAATAACAAACCCTACACGAACGCTACCTACGCCCAACCACTCAACGTCAGCAAACATAATCTGTGTACGGTCTGGATATAATGTATATCCCGATGGATTAGTTGCTCCCCCTACCCCATTTAGTTGGTCAACATTCCATGCATCTTGCCTTACTCGTTCTTCTACGCCTGTTGATCCTGAACGAATAACAAAGTAGTTGTATGTGCCATCATTCTCAAAGAATATACCGTCATTGGCGTCAAATAAGCCTACACGCTGACGCAAGTTTGTCTTGGGTGTATTCATACAGAATGTGTTTAGTGTGAGTTGGCTCTTGCCTGGCTGATAAGGAAAAGCCTTCAATGTTTCGCGCAATACGCTATCACCTGAAGCACTACCCACGTTTAGTTGATAACTGCTTTGATTAGCAACATACACAACATTAGCTGTACCTGATGTGTTGCTTGCAAATAAATTATGATCAAAATAGCGTGATTGTGTATCAAATAGGGTATAAGGTTCACTTACTCTTAAACGACCAAATGCGTCTGATACAGCGCCACTGAATCCTGATATAACTACGCTAGCGTCCCCTGCTAATACTACATTAGCATTACCAGTAATTCCCACATTACCTGATACGACCCAAGGACTTGTTCCTTGTTGTACAGTAACGTTTCCGCCTGTAATATTAGCATTAACGTTACCATCTATAGTTAGGCTACCGCCGCCGTCAACTACGGTAACATTCGCTGTAATGCCTGCGAGATTGCCACTTAATGTACTGACAACGTTGCCTTCTATCATCCAAGGATCAGTGCCCTGAAGTACAGTTACGTTACCTGCATCTATATTAATGTTTCCACTAATCGGTAATGTATTACCGGAGATATCAACATTACCTAATGCACCTATAGAAACGTTACCTACAGAAACGTTACCTATTATAGTAGCGTCTGTGCGTATATATACTTGACCAGTAGCTTCGTCTAGCCCTAATGCCTGTGTAATATTTCTTAAATACCAGGGTGCTACTTCACTTGGATTGGGTTCAGCCATATTTAAATACTCTTATTAATTTAATATAAGAGTATTTATCTTTATTCTTATCTAATGTCTAATGGCTTTGACTTTGTTGCTACAATGCAATAGTACTTTTCTTTGACTATTTGACTTTCGCTTGTTTCCGTACTAGGGATATCTAGATCAAACTCTAAGTTATTAAACTTATCAATAGTAAATCCAGCACGTATTAACAGAGCAGCTAATTGATTGTGTCCTAAAATACTGTAATGATTTGGATTTAATTCGTGTTTACGATCACAATCAGGGGCAGGCACTTCGATGTAAATCTTGCTACCTTGTTTTAGAATACGATTATATTCCATCAATGAAAAGATGGGATACGGTGAATGTTCTAATGCATGACGTAAGAAAATGAAATCTACGCTTTCATCGTAGTATCCTTCTTGTTGCGGTAAAAAAGATAAGTCATATTTTTTTACAGTATGACCTTTTTTCTCGCAAATGTCAATGTCACCCGGACTTAATGTAACACCAATGGCGTTTGTATAACCTCGTGATTCCATTTCATCTAAGAAATATCCAGGGCCGCATCCCAAATCCAAAATCGTTGCATTCTTATCCAACTCAAGCGGGTCAATATAAGTTTCTACTACTTGCTTAGTTAACTGTTTGTGAAACTGACTATCGCCTTCATCATAGATGTGGGCCTGATATAAGTATCCGTTATACATTCTAAGTTTGATTAGGTCTAATGTTTGATTAACGTCGATCATGTTTTATAAAATCCTTTGTATAAGTAACATTACTTATTCTAGAAAAACATGATTAAATTATTTCTTTGATGGGCTCCATTTGTTGGCCAAGTACTCAACAAAATCTGTTATTGTATCTAGTTTATTTTGACGCATAAAGTTGATTATTTTTACTGCGTTTTCTCTGTCTCTTCCTGAACCAGGTTTTCTAGCATTGCTCATGTCAGTAGCTAAGCCTTTTGCGCTTTCTTGTTTATCGTAGGTGTATGCTAAGCTATATCTAATATCGTTAGCTTTTTTACTCAACTGGTCTTTAGATTTTGCGTATAACAGTTCTACCCATGGATTTAAATATCCTTTATGTGTTGTAGTTCGGCCACCCAAATATTCTTGTCCGGTAAGAACTGTGATATCTCCTAAATTTCTTTTGTCAAAACTCATCCAAGCTTGCGGGTTTGTATAAAAGTAAGTGGGTAAGCCCAACTTCTTGGCCAATATAATTACTTGTCTAGCTCTGGCCTTGATAGTATCAGTTACGTTATCGGGATTAACATAAACATGTACTTCAGTAACGCCACCTATGCTCATGGTAGGGTCTCGGCTAAACAGTCTGTCTTCAGCTTCACTACTTCTACCAGGTAATAAGTTGCCTCGTTCTTGCCAATAGTCGATTGGTGCGGACTTGTAGTGTCTATTATACCAGTCACCATTTAGAACAAATAGTACACCAGAGTTTCCAGGAACGTTGGAATGATAGCCACCTCTTTTAGTTCTAGTTGTACTTAAAAAGTATGGGTATCCTTTAGGTTGATATTGCTGTTCTACTGACCCCAATGAACTAGTTAATTCAAAGTTACCTGAACTAAGTATATTCTTTGCTGGAAATAGTGGAGTATAGTGGTAAACTACAGAACTTAAACGTTCGTTTAATAACTCGTGTGCTCTCATAGTTTACCTTGCCTTCTTAGCGTTTTTTCTGCTTCCTGTCTTACTTTATCACTAGGGTTTACAATGTAATCTAACATTTCACCATCTTCTCTAACTGCTGCTATTTGTGCTTCAAGACTTGGATTCTTTATTATGCCGATTAGTGACGGGTTCATTTCTACAGCCAACACTTCTGCGTTTACAGTACGATTTTGTAGTCGTATAATCGCGTCACCATCAGATTGCCTAATAGCTTCTAATTGTACTCGCTCACTTGGTTCATAAATATCGCTGATTGCACCCCAATATTCTTTTACTGCTGCTATTTCAAGGTCTTCATTTGAATTACGTATATAGCGAATAGCACGACCATCTTGCTTAACTGCTAACATTTTAACGTAATCAGATGGATCGTCGATTTCACTTATAACAAGACCATCTTGCTCAACAGCGTATGCTTGTATTTGCTCGCTAGGTCTGTCAATATATTTAATTGCGTATGGATCTCTTTTGACTGCTTGTAATTGTACGTCTGTAGATGGATTAGACATATACCGTATCGCTGCTGGTCGATAGTCAACCATCGTTATTCGTTTACGTTCTGCTTCTTTATCGTTAAAATCAGGATAAATCCAAGTTCCCGGGAATAATTTAGCTACAGATTTTACTTCAGCAGGTGATAATGCTTTGTCTTTTTCATCCATAAACTGCCCGGATTCAAAGTGAAATTGCCATCTTGTATTTGTTTTCTTGAATAACAATATGTATAAATCGCCGTCTTGACTATAATAGTCAAACATATTGTTTTCTGCATCTTCGGCGGCAGTACACCATCGTGTATTTCTACCAAAATAGCAACTGGCTCGTTCTGTTCGTGGAATAACGATTTTAATATCAGGCGAATTATAAAATATTTCTACTTCTTTATTAGATATTAGTTCTTGCTCAAATTGTCGTTCTTTTTCCCTATTAG